CCCTACGCCAGTTGCGCCAGTAGGGCCCGTAGGCCCTGTAGGACCAGCAACGCTGGAGGATGCTCCTGTTGGGCCGGTAGGGCCGGTGGGACCAGCAACTGAAGATGCCGCACCTGTCGGGCCTGTCGGCCCTGTAGGCCCGGCCACAGTAGACGCAGCACCAGTAGCCCCTGTAGGGCCAGTTGGACCGCCGTTTCCTGTTGCACCCGTAGGCCCGGTAGGACCAGTCGGCCCTGCGACTGTAGAAGCGGCTCCTGTAGCACCAGTGGGGCCTGTAGGACCAGTTGGGCCAGCCACAGTGGATGCTGCTCCGGTGGCTCCAGTGGGGCCGGTGGGTCCAGTGGGACCGGCAACCGTTGAGGCGGCCCCCGTAGCCCCTGTGGGCCCTGTGGGGCCGGTGGGCCCGGCGACGGTTGAAGCAGCCCCCGTAGGCCCTGTAGGACCTGTAGGGCCGCTGCTGCCCGTTGGCCCAGTAGGGCCGGTGGGGCCAGCGACTGTAGATGCTGCGCCAGTAGGCCCCGTGGGGCCTGTCGGGCCAGCAACCGTAGAGGCAGCGCCGGTTGGCCCTGTGGGGCCGGTGGGGCCTGAGCTGCCCGTAGGCCCCGGGCCTCCGGCTCCAGTCGGGCCAGTAACCCCCGTAGGTCCTGTGGGGCCAGTTGGCCCAGTCGGACCCGACGATCCCGTAGGTCCAGTCGGGCCAACGCCCTTCAAATCGGCAATCGCCTGCGTTGTCGTGCGGCTAGATGTTCCGCTCTGAACAATCTCCACCTGTTCCGTGCCATTTAATGAAATAGCGACAGGAAGATTGGGAATCTGGATATTACTGGAGTATCTAGGCATCAGAGCGTTCCAGTGCGCGGAATTTGATCGAAGTTATAGGGCAGGCTTGGGTCATTGATAACATACCCGCCAGACGTGTATGTGCCAACAAAGCTCGACCCCTGAAGGTCAAACTGCGTCTGATTAATAACTGTGATTGTCCACCGACCATTCGCGTTAGTGACGCCGCCAACTTCCTGAATTATAACGCGCTGACCAGTGATGAACCCCGAAGTGACGCTGACCGTAATGCGAATGAAACCAATCCCATTATTTGAGACATTGACAATGTTTCGATAGGTTACAGCATTTGGATCAGTGCCGGGAAGCTGATTTTTTCCGTAAGGGGCTTCACCAGTTTGTTGCGTAACACGAGTTCCATCGGGAACGTCATTGTCGATTGTCGTGGCGCGCGTGGGGCCTGCTTGAATGGGAATACCTGTTGCCGCGCTGGTCGAGTCATAACCCGACAACTGCCGACGATCAACTTCGTCCCAAGCGTAAGGCTCGACGCGCGGGTTAACGATAGGAAGCGGATCAGCCGGAAGTATGATGGCGCGAAGCTGTTCTTGCGGATTGTCGTTGCATGTTTCGCAGACAAGAATGCGCTTATTGATCAGGGATGCGCCAGCCCAGTCGTACTGCCAGCTTAATTCATGATGGTTGTACCAGATAGCGCAGCGGTCACAGACCGCAAACGCCCGTGGGTTGCTGGGACTTGTCTGTGCGCGGCCCGATTTTGAAGCGTAGCCCATGACAGCCCCTATCTAAAATAGCCACTAATCATGGGCGATATGTACGTCGCCGCCTGTTCAACATTCTGTTCTGACGCGATGGTGTAAGCCTCATCCGCAAACGGCTTCAACAGCGCCACTTTGTCGGGAGCCCATATCTGCGCGAGGCGTGTCGCCAAACCATAAGCGAAAGCCTCCATCCAAAGATATGGAATATCCACCGTTTGGCCGCTAGTGAGGTTTGAATCTTGAATTTGAACAACGCGATAGTAGCTCAGTGATGTCGGGCCATTATCGACATTTGGAACGGGCCAAAGCGTGATATTTGGCGACAAAAGCCTATCAAACCAGAAAACCGTTGGAAAACCCTGCTGCTCCTTGTTTGGATAGCTGGCGTATTCTGTACGGCTGACCGGCAAGATAATTCTGTCGATATTTTCGCCAGTCTGGTCATTGGTGACGTAGGCATCAAGAATGGTGACAATTCTACTGTCAACGGCATATGTGGCCTGTCCCGTGACAAGAGGAACCGTCACAAGGTCAACTTTCCACAGATTTACGCCCTGATTTGACCAGCGAGACAGCAGCAAATTGCTCGCCATGCGGGCGCTCTGCATGTGTTCCTGCAACAGGCTGGTATTGCGCAGCCCGCACAAGTTAAACGCATACAGGGTCAATTCGCCAAGAGGCGGATTGAAATCATAGGTCCCGCTGGTTGTCATGGCTCACCTTAGAACGGGGCGTTGCTGAACTGCGCAAGTGTCATTGAGGTAGAACCATTCCCCGCCGTCTGCTTAATGCGGATGAATGTCGGTGTAGCCGCTAAAACGCCCTGCGCGCTGGCGCTCTTGGCGACAATGGCGCTGTCGGCGGCATTGATCCAAACCATGCTATTAACCGCCACAGGATTGGTGGCGCTGTTGGGATCATCCATTGAGGTCTCAACCGTATAGGTCGCCGTTCCCGTGACATTGACCTGAATGACGGTCTGAGCGTTTGCCCAACTATCCATGCGGACAGAGCGGCTGTAAGTCGTTCCGGCAGTGGCGTCGGTGGTTGATACTGTAATCGGCTGCATCTCATTTCCCCTTGCTGCGAGCCGCAGCGGCATTGTCAATCAGATTAGGATAAGGCCGACCAGCCGCGCGGGCGTGGGCCTTGGCCGACTGAACCTGTTTGCGGTTCAGATGCTTTTCTTTGGCGTCCTTTGGGGCGTCTTTTTCCCAGAAAGGTTTTTCAGCCATGTCAGCAATCCCACTTAGGTTTCATGCCGTTCATTGTACCACCTCTTGACATAAAAGAGAAGGACGGCCACCCCACTTCGTTTCACACTTCCCGCAGGCACATTGGCCCCGAAGATACATTGCAGCTAATTCTAACAATTCAGGATCATCTCTAAAATGGCCAAGCCCAAAGTTGCAATGCTGGCAAAGAGGCCCGCGAACAAAACCTGTTTTGTGATCGTGGTCGATGACAATATCGCCAACAAAACCACAAATTACACATTCACCCAAGGCCCTCGCTTCAAAAGCGCGCGGATATTCTGACTTTGGCAGGCCCGGCGGAACCCTAAGTTCTTTGCGATATTCATTGCGGCAATCACGACACCAACTATCCAATCCATTCCGCTTCTTGTTGTGCAACGGAAAAAATTCAGCAGTTTCTGGTTTTTCATGTTTGCAGCGGGTGCATTTTAACATTTCACATTCCATTTTTTCAAAGCCAGATTGATCCGGCTATTTGGATCGTGAGCAGTTTTAGCAGATGTCAATTTCTCTTTCATCCCGCACATACGGGCGCGAAAATTGTCGCGCCTATCGCCCCCCTCCGGCTGCGGGCGTTTAATATCGTGCCCCTCTGCCTTGAGAGACGCCCTACCCTAAGCGTTCAATCCGCCTTCGGGGTTTTTGCCTTCTTTGCGTGTCCAAGCACCGCTCATAACAACCCCCCTAGCAAAACGGGGGCTCAAGGCCCCCGTCTGTTTCAATCATGAACGCACGATTAGATATTTGTGCCCATCGTCATCTTCTCAAGCTTGCGCCCCGCAGCGGGGGTGCCCTTGAGAGCGGACGAGAACGGGCTTCCGTCAGACCCGGTGCGACCACCGGATTTGCGGGGCTTGCGACCCGCATGAGACATAGCCTTATCGCCCTTGACCTTGCCGCCAGCCTTACGCTTTTCGGCTTCGTCAAAAATCTTCGGAGCAATATTACGACGCTCCGTCTTCATGCTTAGATCCTTTTCGGCAGCATTGACACCGCCACCAGCTTCACGCTTAGAACGACCCTTCATATTAGCCTCCTGTGGCTGAGATTAAGCGTTTTCGGCCTGAATGTAGCGAACAATGATGTCGCCTACGCCCGCGCCGGTGTTAGTAGATTTGACATAGATAACGATGTCAGTTGTGCCAGTGTTTGACCACAAAGCCGTGCGAGTTGCATCGGTTCCGGGGCCAGCGGAGACCTGACCCTGAATCAGGGCCACGCTGGCAACCAGTTCATTTGCAGTTGCGCTAGTGCCAACGCTGAGAGTGTTCGTCGTAGCCCAAGCGGTCGTATTCAGGAACTGGATGTTCAGAATATGGCTCTGGGCCGGGATGACGATAGAGGTAGCATATGCCGTGACAGTGCCAGCCTGCGTGATAGAAGCAGTCTGCGCCATTGCGACAAAGCCAACATTCTTAATTGTGCCGGGCGTGGTGCCGGTCGTATTAAGAACATTGCCAGCCTTAACGGGGCCGGTAAATGTGGTGACGCTCATTTGAGCCTCCTGCACGAGTTGTCGCGTTGTCTTGTGCAGCGTCCGCTAGGCCGGTCAACGCGACTGATGATCCTAGATGAAAGGCGGGGCATTATACCCCGCCTCTTAGCATTAGGTCGGGAAAGACCCGTAGATCGAACGCCAGTTGTAGTAACCGAACGAGTACCGCTCGTAACCCTTAACCAAGAGGTTATCGGTCACAAAATCGACCTGCATATCGGTTTCGAAGCCAACTCGCTCCATATACGACAGGCCGTCGATGTTGGTCAGCAAGAACCAAGCGGAGGCAGAGGTCAAGAAGTCGTTGACCATATAGCCTTCGGGAAGGCCCCCGGCGGTCGTAAGGATCGCGTTCACGTCGTTGTCCGCAGTGCCGGGACGCAGTTCCGTCTTCGTCAGACGAATAGCAACAGGCTCAAGCTGCGGGGGAACGATGAGCTTGCGACCGCGAGCGAACACCTTCAGACCAGCCTGATCCTTGAAGTTCGTCCTGATCGAAATCATGCCGTTTAGCAAGGTGGACTCGTTCAGGTCAACCTGAACAGTGGGGGTGTTGGCGACCGTGCCACCGTCGATGGGATGGTCAGAAGCGCAAAGCGCCTTGCCGTCGCCGCCGATAGAGGCGTTGTAGGTCGTCGCGGTGTTCAGAACGTTCGCG